GAAGCAAATAGACTTTTTGCAGGGCCTACTTTAGGCATAGCTTCTTGCTTCTCTTTGTGCATCTTAGATGCTAATAATTTGTCATTGACGCCTTTTACTTGAGTTGGTTCTGTGTCTTTTCTTGCTTTTGCAAGATCTTTTAAAAATGTACTAATATACTTTTCACCTACAAGACTTTGGTTATTTTCCTTATCATAGTCTTGAGCTAATAGTGGTTTACCGTCAGATTTACTATCCATGTTTTCTGTTTCAATTTCAAAGTTAGCTTCTTCTAATGGAGTTCTAACTTTGATATTATCTCTTGGGATGCCAGTAGAGTTAGCAATTAACTCGGATAACACCGAGCTGGTTGTAGGGTAATCTAATTCAACTTCAAACACTGTCATGCTGGCGTTCTTTACATTAGGAAAGTCTAATAAATTAGCTTGGATAGGCGTGCTTTTACCTTTGGAAAACTTGCTAACTTTATATTGTTGCATAGCTGTTTCCATGCAATCCTCGCAATGCTCTGGTAAGTCGCCTGCTAATTTAATTTTAAAAGCGTATTTTTTTTCTTCTACACTTTCTTGTAAGTATTCTGTAAATGATTTCATTTTATAGTCCTGATACCTTATTTATTCATATTTTTAAGTTTTTCAATCAAGCTATTGCGGTCTGAAATAATGACCCCAGAGCCTTGTATATCAACACTGTCGTCGTTGCCAGACTTCTGATCAATTTGCTGTTTCTTTAATTGTAATTCAATCATTTTTAGCTTTTTATCTATCTTAGCACTTTTAGCATCGATTGCATTTTTAAGCATAGTGCCTGCAACTTCAAAAATACGCCCCGAGTATCTACTATCAACGTTCATTCCGAGATCCATAAGATCATCGTAGGCATCAGTAGCACGCTGAGCAAGTGCATCTAATTCGCTATCTGCAATATCGCCTAAACCCTTAACCTGTGGTAATGCTGCACTGATTTTATCAAATTCAGATAGCTCACGAAGTAGCGGTGGCGGCGCTGTTTTTTCAGCAACTTTTTCAGCTTGCTTAACAATTTTTTTGCTTTCAGGCAAATTTAATAGTTCTTCAAGTTTTTTCGTCATACATTACTTATCACTTTCTGCCAGTATGGAACAAGTCTTGTTCGTTGATAATTCTAAACTTAATCCCTTGATTTTTACACCATGCTTGGGCAGCACGCCATTTGGCTATATTTCTTGCGTACTGTATTTGATTATTTCGATTACGTCCAACTTTTTCTTTTAAAGTTTGATTTTGCGGTTTTATTTCGATAAGCTCTACATGTAGTTTAGCTGTTTTATCTACATATTGTATAAAAAAATCTGGAACATAGACAGTATTCCTATTGGTGATAGGACACCTATAAGGAATAGATATTGCTTCGCTTGCCCATTTTTGTATGTGTGGATTGTTGTCGCAGAATCGCATAAAATGCAATTCCCATGAGCTTCTATATGTAGGATTCTTTTTTCCTATATATTTCTCAGGATTTGCTACAGTATATTTGCCTTGTGCAAAGCGACTCATACTCGAATATTGCGGCTTTCAACGGTCTCTTCTACTGTTAAGATTTTAAAACCTAATGTACTGGTTTTTTCTCTGTATGCATTTAGTACTTCAGTTACTACAGAACTTAACTGCACATCATTAAGACCCTTGAGTGTGTCGATAAGCTGAAAGACATTTATATTATCTAATTTGGCTTGATTTAATAGTACAATACCTGTACTACGTGCAGAGTTTTCATCGAACCCACGTTTTAAAAAATAGCCGACAATTGCATCTATTTGATTCGATGGAAATGTTATTTGTTGTCTAAAGAACTTATCAAAAAAACTCTTAACTTCTTCGCTACTATCTTTAGTTTCCGGTGTTGGTAAATTAATTGACATTATGGACCGCCTCCAAGCAGATTACGTGGGGTAGCAGTTGTTACGTTAGCAGGGTTGTTTATCGGAAAACTGGTATTCTGTATACCGCTTAACCCAATAGTTGCTGCATTGGATAACCCTCTAATTGCCATGCCTGTTAGTTCAGAATTAACTCCAGCTTTAGTTAAGGTCTTGGCATTCTTGTACGTGTTAACTGCGGCAATTGCAGTAGTAATAAAATTAGCTGGACTCTCGAATGCCTTACCACTGCCTAATGCACCAAATACTGCTTCAGCGCCTGCAAGCACGCCTCCTTGGCCGAATAGCGTTCTTGTGCCGCCCCCGTAAATACTTAGTGGACTTGGTGTATGATCGTAATGTTCTTGAGCAAACCCTGGAGGATCTCCTTGTTGTACATAACCAGTACTATACGCTACTGCTTCGTAAGCTAATGTCATAGACTGTTCACTTGGAGAGTTATTAGCAGAATCAAGACTATCATGATTCCACTGAGTAATCATTGGATTTATCAACTTGTATCCGTAGTATGCCCGTTTTGCCAACTGATAGATAGTGATGCTATTAAAGAAAGGAATTGAGCTGTTGTTATCGAGGCCGTATCTTGCGCCCATGAACGTGGGCGCTAACATTGCATTTCTATTGTATGCTGCAAAATTACCCGCGGCTGAACTATCTGCATAGTAGTATCCGTAATAGTTTTGCCAAAGTTGTCCTACAACACCAAGGTTATCATCATGGAATCTAATAGTGATAGGTTGATACTCTATCTTGTTTTGTACAACTTTTTTTCTGTTATATTGATTAAGTGTTTCTGTAGCAATTTGAAACTTGGGCAACTCTGCGGCCTTTACTAACATATTAATTTCATTCTGATGCTGATATGTAAAGTTTAAACTTTTAAGAGCATTAGTGTTGATGTTAAAAGATACGTGATAAAGGTATTTAGATTTCGGTGCTAATCTAAAATCACTGTCCGCAATTAAGCGAGAAGCATGTTGAAAGTCTCCAACATTGCCTCTTGGATTAGTAGCTCCTGATATAAATTGATTCCAAGCCTTACTGGTCATACTATTATTTATTGATTAGAATAATGTATGTATTTAATGAATAGTCGTAAAAAAAGGCTGTTGCCAGCCTTTTTTCTTATACTCTGCCTGGGCCAGTTGTCATAGAAGCAGCGGCTACGCTTCTTCCAAGTCCTGTTGTAATACCAACGCCTGCACCTCCGCCTACTTGACTTGCGTTATCATACTTGATACCAAGTGAAATAGTTGCGGCTGCATTTTCGCTGTAGCTTAGGTTCTGATAGTTTGCACTTAGCAAATAGCAACCATAGCATTCCCATGTTTCAAGGATTGCAGGTGCGTTGTTGCCGTTGCCGCCGTCTGTGATTTCAATTTTAGTTGTAAATTTGTAATCAATACCGGCTGCTGCTGAACTTTGCTCTAAGAAGTCAAATTGTTTCTGTAATTGCTCGCCTACAAGTTTGCTTACGTTTCCGTTGACATCGTCACGTACTTCTAAAGCAATATCTTGCCAAGTGTGCTTACCAGCAATATGTACCTTGCTGTTGTATACAGGAATTTCAATATTTTCAAATGATATGTTTGGTCTACCGCATGAAATTACCTGTTTTGTCAACTCAGTTGCGTTGCCAGCTGTAACACCAAAACCGATCAAAGTAACGCGGAAGCGATACTTTAGTTTTGGCATTAACAAGCCTTGTGAGCCAGCACCGCTTTCTAACGGCACTGTAAAGTTGTTTAATGATGAAATTGCCATGTTCTTTTTCCTTTTATATTATAGGATTAACCTAAAGCAGCGATTTCACCAGTATTCTTCAAGCGCAATGGAATGTAAATAAATTCCACAGCCTTGACTGGTTCAATAGCAATATCCAGGTATAATTCATTTCGGTCAATTCTTGCCGGAGTGTTGTTACTTTCGTCGCATACTACAACATAGTCGTAGAGCGCACGTTGACCAACTAACTCAAGCATTAGACTCTCAGCAGCAGACTTGATCTGATCACGTGTGATCTTATCATTAGGTTCAAAAATGTATGGCTTAGCCAATGCATTTAGTTGTCTACGTAGGTAAACAACAAGACGTGCTACATTGATACGATCCAATGCACTTGCAGCTCTTGCACGAGTATATTGACCGTAGTTAACAAGGCCTGTTCCTGTAATGAATGTAATTGGATTAATTTTTACACTGGCTAACGTATCACGTTGGCCAACGTTTAACGCTACACTGTTAAACTCGCCTTCTGCATCAACGTAACCAACTGCTGTTGCGTTAGTAATGCCGCCACGACGTACACCAGCCGGTGCAAACCATGGATAGCTTACTTGATCGCTTAGAGCAATAGTGCGTAAAATCATGTGGCTTGGAGGAACAACTACATTATTACCAAAGTTGTCGCTTGTGAATCCCCATGGATAGAAGAATCCAAGATATTCGTCACTTGATACAAGTCCGAGATCGTTATCTTCAAGAGCAAGTTGCTGGTTAGTACCCCATGCTAACAATGAAGTTGCATCGCTTGTTAAACGAGCAGGAGTATCTGCTACCACAAATGCTGTTAGACCTCTGTCATAGTTTAGACTTACAAGTTCGCCAACAAGCTCAGGATAACCTGGGCAAGCAATTAAGTTAAACACACGGCTTTCTTCGTCACGAATTTGTTGGTTAGCGTTTACAAGAGCTTGTAATGCTTGTACAACAACTTTACGTTGTGCTTTACGAC